AAGAGGCTGATATGTGGCTGGTTTCAGATTAAACGCCTTGAACCGTCATATTGCTTAAGTACAATCCGCCGTGACTGGCAATCATTCAATACTCGCACTATCGAACGTTCGCCAGTCGGTCGCAGCCACGCTCTTGCATACGGTGTGGTTGCGGCAACTATCGATTATTCCAGATGGGTCTCTTGCTGATGCTCAATCTCAGCTTTCTCCATCGCCTCCCGCGCTTTCTCTTGCCTCTGATTCCAGAGACTGTCAGAGGGCATTTCCACACGAACCGATACATACTGATCGGCGGGTATATCAACTGGTTCCCCTTCGAGTACGTTATTGCGCTCATTACGTGCCCCACGTATAAATGCAGGAGCATCCGGGTGAGTACGGTGATAAGTTTTCACGAGCACCGAACCATCGGCGTTGACCTCATAGTCAAGCCATATCAAAGGTTGTCTGTTGCGGTCTTTAGGAATATCAAATCCACCGTCAATTCCTCCCCAGGTCGCGTCAGCATTCAGGCCCATACAGCCTTCAATGAGATATTCACCAACGGTCAGTCGTGTTACTGTTACACCTTGCGATTCTTCGTTAGTCTCCGCGCTACCATCTGCAAACAGTTTAACTATAGGTGATGCCGCTTTTAAAGTACCATCAGAAGCCCTTGTCGTATTGCCAGAGTGATACCATTTTAAAAATTGTCCAAAATACCAGGTCCCGGAATTTACATCCTGATAGGCAGGTCTGAATCCAGCAACATTATTGTTCACAGCAATCTGAAAATTACATTGCCCTGCACTATTATTTCCCCAGGTTCTGGCAGTCAGAACACCAATAAACGCATCATTAGCTATACCAGATCCTGTAATTTGGTTTCCGGTAGCAATGCCTGCACTTATACCAAGTGGATATTCGGAAAAAACACCATGGGAGATAATACTTCTATAATCACTGTTCATCTGCAGCATAACTGGTACAGATGCACTCGAATCAGATACAGTTTGCGTTGAAATATTGCGTGTTGATGCCGTGCCAAGCCCAAGCTTACTACGCCCCCCGGCAGCATCCTTCGCGCCCAGTCCACCTTGTTCGAGGCTAAGTGGAGTCGTCAGCCCGGAAAGACTGGTGATATCGCTGTTAGCCCCTTTTTTTGCATAACTACCAAGATCCGTTTTGTTGGCTTTATCATTCAGGGCGCTAGTGATACCGCCCCATGCAGGGCCAGTGTAAGAACTGCCATCCGGCAGTTTAACCGTGATATTCCCTGTACCGCTGAATACCTGCTGCCAGTTCTGTTTGTCATAGTTCAGCCCGCGCAGTGCTTCGGTATTCTGGACAATCATGGCCGCGGTAACCATATTCAGAACCACACGTGGAACAGCAGACCAGGCCGCACCAGATTGTGTTGGCCCGGTGAAATTACTCACCAGTGTCAGTGATGTATTGCTGTTGACGGTCTTAACCGGGAGGGTGTATGGAATACCACCCACTGTAACAACAATAAAATCTCCGGCTGCCAGCTCTGTAGTAAATGCAGTTCCGCTGCCGGATACAGCAGCAGAATTATTCGTCAGGGTTAATGTTCCTGCTGACATGGATATCTCCTGAATTCAGATAATAAAAAAACCCCGCCGAAGCGAGGTTAGTGATTTGGATAGAAAGCAGCTTCTACGAATAAAGTCGCGTATCGATGTAGATATACTGTTTTTTAAATCGTGGTGTGGGGGCCAGCCCGTTAATCTGTTCGCTATAAATGGAATACCCACCAACGATGTTGTCATACGCGCGAGCCGTCAGCGTCCCATAAATATAAATCCCAGCAGCTGGATCTAACGGGACCAGGTAATTTGAGCTCATACCGGATACCACTGCCGCCGGAAGACCGACATTAACGTCGTAGTTTGCACCATTACCATTTCCTGAGCCGTTCCACGGATTATCTACAAAATGAAGCTCAAGCGGCAAACAGTCAGTGTTCCAGACCATATCGCCGTTGGAGTTGTACACTGCCATTCCCACACCATGCGCAATCGGAACAACGTTTGCGAACACATAGACATGACCGCCTACCCCATTGCAATTTAAATTCAGGTTCCATTTCCCATTTGAAGCAACCGGAATAACATAAGCGGCCCCGGTTGCCGAATCGTTACGAATAAATGAAATCACGTTTGCCGTGGCTGGAATGTCTGTGGGGATCGTCATATTTCCAGTGAAGCGATATACACCGATAAAGTTCATCGGTGTGACTTCAGGACTAATAAACAGGCTCCCATCTTCGCGGAAAATTTTTAAACCATAACTCATTTGTACATCACCAATATTGGCTGATTTACTGACGCGTTAGACCAGGTAACCGTGCCATTGGCAACGGTAGCCGTTGCCGGAGTCTGGCCTTTTGAACCGCTTGGGGTGAATATGTTTTGCGGGTCCGCGACCAGAGTTTTTCCCTCAACAACCGGATAAGCCTTTGTGCCTGACGCTGGAGAAGTGATAACTGCGGCAACGAAGGTGGGATTGAACCGCCCCACCAGCTCATTCCCCTTAGCGTCGAACAACTGCACTCCGTAAGCCATAATCATCCCCTTTACATTGGTAGTTTGTCAGGTGTTCAGTAGACTTCCAGCCAGGAAAGAATCGAACATAAAGACTATTAACCGGCCTGACCCAATACGTCCCATTTTTATCAATGCGGATCTGTTTGATAGAAACTGTCGCAGTACGAAGTTCAGCACCGGCACCTAAATGCGAAGAATATACAGCCGTACAATCGACACTTTTAACTCCACTATTTAACTCCCCAGAAATAGAGGTGCAACCGCTAATACTTGCCAACAACAACCCGAAGAGTATTATTTTTGTCATATACCTTCTGTCCATAGTTATCAATTGTGGTCCTGCCATCACCAGCATTAGAACCATTAATTTCAAACGTTCCGTCCGATTTCATGATGGTACCCGTTTGTCCCTGAACATAATTAGCGGAGCGCAGTTCGCCAATTTTTGCCAGCGTGATTTGGCTATACTGGATAAACGCATCGCTGATAAACACCTGACCATTAACAACAGCAAAGGGTGAATATTGCGTATCACCGCTGCCACTCATCAGGACGAACTGATTGGCGTTAAACCCGACACGGGTGACTACCGGCTTGCCCGATTCCGCCAGCACCGCAATCGACATCCCGGCGTTATACATCACCCCGTTAATCCGGACCCCAGTTTTGAGGGTGTAAATAGCAGAGGCTCCGGTGGCATCAACCACGGCAGTAAGCTTGTCCTCCAGTGCGGCAGTTACATTATTGAACTGCGCCTGCACCTGAGTGGACATTTCAGCCATGGCCTTATCTACCTGCGCAATGGTCGTTTTAACCACCAGAATATCCGCGCGTACTTCGCCGTACTGCGCCCACTGGTGTTCCACGGTTGCATGGTTGGCCAGCGCATTCTGCAACGCAGCTTCCAGATTGGTATCAATGTCGCTTGTAAGACGGTCACCGTCGGCAGACGTCAGGAAGTCATCAGCAATATCGCCCAGGTAGTCGTCAGCATTCGCATTGGATTGGCCACGAATCCAGTCGGTCCAGCCTGATTCATTACCAGTTCTGTCTACCAGTTGCGCTCGGTACCAGAATTCCTGCCCAGCCTTCAGCCCCAATTGAGTGTATTCGGCAGACGGATAAGGCACATCCGACAGCAAAAGAGGATTGGAGAAATCACTGTTCGCGGTGTACTGAATTTCCGTTTTCAGTGTGTCCCCGGTGTTAGCCGGGAATCCCCAGTTCAGGCGAATCCCCCAGTTGATCGGAGTTGTCGCAAAGCCGACAGGTTTCGGTGGATTTCCCACCTTGCCTGTAAGATTTACTTCTGATGATATCGCCCAGACTGATGAAACGTCGCTGGTGTTCACCGCCCTAACGCGGACCAGATAGCGACCCGAGTAGATACCCTGCACTTCAAAGCCGAGAGAAGACGTTCGGGGCACGGTTACCCAGTTTCCGCTGTCACGCCGCCATTCCGCCTCGTACGCAACTGCACCCTGAACAGCATCCCAAGCGACGCGCATAGTGGTAATCGCAATGTTCTGGTTAACCGTAGAGTAACTGTCTACGACAATATTTCCTGGAGGAGTCTGAACACCCGGAGGAATGACACTGATAGGACGCTCGTCCAGTCTTGCTCCGGTGTCAACGGCAGGATAGATGTCAGGGTTGTATGTCGTTCCGGTGACTTCGAAAGTGCCATCATTGTTATCCCGCGTTCCCGTAACACGAAAAAGCGCAATAAACAGATCGTCAGAATCAACACCCCAGTTACATTCAGCCTCAGGCGTTTCGCTGTAGGATGTGGTTACAGTGACTGTGTTTCCGTTAACGGCCTGAACGGTTCTGGCCTGAGCTATGCCTGATGGCAGATTCAAAAACAGCCTGTTCCCCGCTTTCACATCAGCAGCGCGATCGAGAGTTATGTTGCGACCGTTAACCGCACTCACTCTGCCGCCAATGGTTCTTCCGGCCAGCTCGTTGGCAGCCACGCCGATCACCTCCCCGACAGGGGGGACATCCATGCCCGTGCTGAAGGTCACCACCTCGCCGATACCGTTAGTAAGCAGCGCCCAGCGCCCGCGCCGGTTTGCCTCTGACTGCCTTGTGCAGCCGATTGCGGTCATTTCAAGCTGACGATAATCGAAGCGCATGGCCAGATCGTTATCGTAAACTGGCTCAGGCGTGTCCTTAAAGTGGTTAGCTGGATCTGACCAGTTCACTAGCGCGGCGGTATTTCGGGTGGTTTCACTCGGGTCTGCAAAGGTAAATTTTCCTTCAACAACACTGGCGTGGTTATAGATGTGCCACACATCGCGGGGCATATCGGCGAGGACATACATCTTGTTGTCGCCCCAGTACGTCATGCCGCGAAATATACCCGCCAGATCACGAAGTACGGTCCAGGCGTCATTACGGTCCTGAATATAAACGTTACAACGAAAGCGAGGCTCCGTCCCGCTGCCGCCCCTGCCGTCTGGTACCGGCTGATCGCAATACTGAGCGATGCGATATAGCTCCCATTTGTCTATCTGAGTCGCGTCGATTCTTTGACCCAGCCCGAAACGCTCGTTCAGGATGATGTCGTAATATATCCAGGCTGGATTATCCGTCCATGCCCATTTAAATACGCCCTCCCATGTACCAGAGTAAGTACGGGTTTCAGGATCATACGTGTCAGGTACACGGATGATTCGCCCTTTCGGATTGCACACAACCTGAGGAATGCCATTGGGGAACTGCTTTGCGTCAAACTCTACATACAGCAGAGCTGTGTTAACGTAGCGAAGTTTGGCGTCAATAATTTCAGTAACGGCCACAACGCGCATGATGTCGACGACATTCATGCTCGTGGAATCCGGCGTGATTCTGCGAACCCGCAACTGCCATCCAGTCGAGGCTTTTGGAAGATTGACGCGGTGGCTGCGCTCATAAAGCGACGTGGTTTTGTCATCAACAGCACCGTTAACCACCGTTTCATACGGCCCGCCATCGACCGACAGATCGATAGCATACTCGACGCGGGTGCCGACTTTATCACCGTTGTTTTTCTGGAGTAAAAGAGTTGGCCATCCCAGGCGAATTCGCAGCGCAGAGAGCTGCGTGTTGGATACCGCGCGCACGTACGGCACAGCCTGTTTCAGCTCGTATGAAACCTGAAGTTCGTTTTCAATGCCGGGGAAGCCCTGAATGTAGTCCTGGTCCTGAGTACCGGAACGGAACTCATATTTCACATTATTGAAGTTATAACTTCCGTCGGCGTTCTGAAGAGGCGTGTAGGAAGATGAGTCACCAAGAAAAATGTTTTTACCATCAAGCCCGCCAGCGAACTCACCCTCTCCAAGCGCAATCAGCACCTTTGCCCTTGCAATGGACTGAATGCTGTCTGGTGCCTCAACAGGCGTACGGGTCTGATTGCTGCCACCTTTGCCGCGGCCTTTGATGATTGTCGTCGTCATATCGCGTCCATAAAAAAAGCCACCGTCAGGTGGCATGCAGTACGTGGTTTGGTTTATTGCTGATCTTCTGCATAAACCCCGGCGGATATAATGGCGCCGCCAATTTCCCGTTGCCCATAAAGCAGGGGGACGGGATTTCCGGATGCTGTTGTATTAACGGGACCACCAAACGCATAGGAGGGTTTGTTATCAGGTTCCTGACGCATTCGCAGACCTGAAACCTGAGGAGAGAGCATTTGCACTACACCGCCAACGGCCATAGAGCCAGCTGCGGCATATAGTGCCATTTGTGTGCTTGCTGCCCATCCTATTGGGTTCCACCAGGTAAAGGCCGCAATTGCGGCGGCAGTAACAATTTGAAAGAGCCCCGCCCTTTTACTACCGCGTATGACAGGGATAATGCGGAGCTCATCACCAGGCCCAAGAAGATCAAACTCTTCCTTGCCTATGTTTATTTGGTTTCGGAAGATGACAAAGTCCAGCCCTTTCGCTCTGGTCTCGCGCAGGTAGGAATCAAATCCATCAATGGTGTTAGAAAGCGCCCTGAAAACTTCGCTGGCGGACGTTAGTGCACGGCGATGTGTCCTGCCAAATCGCTGAGCCATTGAGCCGCTGAGTTTGATAACGGTTTTTCTTTCCATTACATCAAATCCTTATAACGCAGAATTTTGATGGTACGGTCACGGTAATAGCCACCGTAGGGAATACGCTGGCTTAGCTGGCCATACATGTGATGCAGTAGCATGTTGCCATCAAGCAAAATCCCGGCATGGTTCGGGACGGTGGACTGAACCTGCATGATAACCATGTCACCTGGCTGAGCGGGACCGTCGTACTCACGGAAACCGCATTCCTGCCAGTTATCCATATAGAGGTTTTCACCCTGCTCCCACCAGTGGCGATCTACGCTGTAGTTGGGCAGTTCAATGCCGTGCTCGATGCGGAAATAGTCCATGATGAGAGACCAGCAGTCTGCATACCCGAGTACAAACTGGCGCCCTGTGAGGGGACGGTCTCCGCGAGGCATGACGGTGCGAATGTCGCCCTCCGGCCACGATGCAATAATCCAGGGCAGTTCCGTGGCATCACACATCAGCATGTCGAGCTCGCTCGGCTGAGTTGTTGCCCCGTCGCCGGGATGGCTGTGGACGATCGCCACCACAGTGCCCTGCTCTTCGGCGGCCGCATAATCCTCAGGATTAAGTTCAAATTGCTCAGTCGGCGACTCAGCATTATTTTTGCAGGGGATGTATTTCTCCACCCGCCCCTTCTGAATAACCACGCCACAGCACTCCTCGGGGAAGGATGCGGCGGCATGCGCCAGAATGGCGCTAACTGTTTTGTCGCGCATGATTATCCTCTCAGAAGTGAAGCGCCGGGGAACCCGCCATAATCCAGCTGTTCATTCTCTCCGAAGCGAGGTTTACAGCCCGTTGACAGCAATCCGGAGCAAACATCCTGTGAAGGATCGTCCACCCGATTGCCGTCTTTATCGAACCAGCCGTTTTGCCCGGCGTAGGTGCAGCCGTTCCCGGTTTTGTACCAGCCCCGCATGCACCACGTGCACATTGGCTGAATTTGCCGGGTCGGAATGAGTTGCCCTCGCAAATCGGCTGGACTTGAAAGCTCAAACTCTACGGTTTCATCGTCTGACCCTGATTTACGGTCGATGTAATAAACCTGTTTGCGCTCCTCGTTGGGATTCGCAGTCGGGTTCCCGCCAGGAAAATTTCTTGCGTCCAGGTAGTGAGCGAAGGTGTCATGGATGATCACCTTTGCTTTAGCCATCCCCTGAAACCTGCGGCACAGCGCGCCAATCGTACCGCTGATGTTTGCAACAGTGAGTGACGGCCGTGAACTCTGGCCGTCACTGCTTACAGATATGCCGGTCAGTTCATACGGCCACGCGCCATACTCCTGCCCCTGCCACCACACCGACTTCGGCTCAAGTTTTGACTCGTCGCCGCCTGCGGCGATGATTTCCGCCTCGGTATGCGGGATTGTCTCGTTGTGAAAGCGAAGAATACCCGCACCGAACGCTGAGCCGTCCACCTCGATCAGGCGGACGCGCTTACCCGGCTCCAGTTTCTGGACATCAGATGAAATACTCATGGATGGTATGCCTGTATGAATGTGCTGCTGAGGGTGTATTTTTTGTTGCCGTGGGTAGATATCTGGAAGGATTCCGCGCGCCATAAACCTGAAGGCTCAAGCGGCGGCTTCCAGATAAATGACTTCCACCCTGTATGTCTGTTCAGAAAGTTTTTAATGGCCTGAATGTAAGCCTCGTCGCCGGTAAAGCTCACGCTCCACTGAGGTGTTACCGGGTTGATGCCGTCCCCGGCCACCTGTGTATAGCCATCGCCAAACTGCGCCTTTCGGGTACGAAAACTTGTATCAACCTGAGAGGCAACCTTTGGGCACCAGCTGAAGGTTTCGACTGCCATGGTTAAACTCCCTTGATTAATCGCCACAGAGGCGAGCCCGGCATGCTGGCCTGTTCGTTAATGACGCCAGTGATGGCATCTTTCAGTTGTCTGCCAGCGGCGCCGGCGGTTCCCTGACTTGCTGCCTGTGGTGATCCACCCTGAATATTGATATCGCCGAAGTTAACTGAAGGCACACCGCCGGAGACCTGCGGAGTACCAACTGCCCGAACGCCCAGCGAACCATCAGCGGCGCGCGTAAGCGGCATAATGGCTTCCGGACCAGCCTCGGCAAAAACCCCTGCGCCTTTGGCAAAAGCAAACAGCTGAGGCGTCTGAAAAACGCCATTGCTGTAAGCGCTCAGGGACGGAGAGTCGTAAACATTACCCTTCGCATTAAAGGTAAAGTTCGCGCCGGCATTCTGAATAGCGGTACCGCTGCTGGCGGTTGCGGCTGACGAGGCGCCAAAACTGAACAGTGATCCAATTGAGCTGACGCCATTAGCAACAGCCATGTTCACCAGAACGTTCTGGATAATTTTCAGTACGCTCACGCCCCAGTCCTTCCAGCTGTCAACGTTGCCATTGAGCATGTCGGTGATCGTGGTGACCGCGCCACCCATGGCCTGCTTCATGCCGTCAGCGGCCATGGAAGAATAATCAGTAGCTTCGTCCACCCAGTTCGCATAACCCTCAGACAGTCCCGTCATCCAGTCGTCACGCTGCGCATCAGAAGCTGCGTAATATCTCTCCTGGTCGCGCAGGCGCTCATCGAGATAGCGCTTATTAAGTGCCAGTCCCTGCTGATAGAACGTCTCGTCGATTTCACCAGCCTGACGCTGGCGGAGAAGATCGGTATTCTTCTGCTCGAACTCCTTACGCAGATTGAACTGCTCCTGAAGTCTTTCACGGAACCTGGTTCCCTGCCCGTAGCCCAGCAGTTGCGCTTCATTGGCTGCGCGAGCGCTGGCGTTGCTGTCAGCAAGGTTGGCTTCGTAATTTCGCAGTTGCTCACGTAATTTAACCTGGTCAATCAGCGCAGCATTCTGCAATACCGTCTTTTTCTGGGCTTCTGTCAGAGAAGCAAGTTCGCCCTGGCTGACCTGGTATTTAACCTTCGCCAGTTCAGTATTCTGGCCTTGCAGGGCAATCTGCTCTTTTTGCTGCTTGATAAGGCGCTTATACACATCCTCGGTTTTCTCGCCTTCGGTTTTACCACCCTTCGCCTTAGGTTTGTTGGCCTCATTATTCCGCCATTCAGCAAGACCGTTATTAATAAACTCCTGACGGCCTGTCTGGAATTGCGGATCACTGGTTAACCCCAGGTCATCGGCTGCATAACTCAGACGCAGGCGCTCTTTGGCCTCACCCTTCAGGCGTGACAACTTAAGATCCCGGCGACTCTTTTCGAGGGCATCGGTTTGCTTTTTGTCGAGATCGGCCTGCGGAAGTCTGAGCGGGACGTTAGCCAGCCCCTGACGCGCCATAAGGAGTTGGTTACCTAAGCCAAGAAGACTGTTGAACTTTTCATGCTGCCCATTCATCATCAATTGCGACTGGTACAGTGCGTTCTGGCGCCAGGCATGCTCTTTGATCAGATCGTTACGTTGCCTTTCAATACCCTCAAGGGTTTGCTGAATATTGCGAGATTTCTCCCGCATATCATTCAACTTCCCTTCTTCAACGGCGAGCTGATCTGTGACGATGGCTATCGCTCTCAGGATATTTGCATCGTTCTCGCTCGTAATGCCCGGCTTACCACGGGAGGCATTAAGATCGTCAATTTGAGACTTCAGGTCACCAACCTTCCTTGCTTGCTCATCAATCAGACGATTTTGCTCGACAAGGGCTCCAACAGTCCTACCACGGTTGTCATCCGTTTCCGATAGGGACATGCGAGATGTTTTCTCTCTAATCTCGTCAATTTGACTGGCATACTCCTGCGCAGAACGACGCGCCTGCTCCTGATTCTGATACATCGTGTACCAGGCACCAGCCCCCAGCATCAGAAGCCCTGGAAGACCACCAACAAGCCCCAGCAAACCTGTAGCGCCAGTTTTTACAAGCCCCAGCACTGATGTTGCAGAGTTAAGTGCCTGCTGAGAGGCCGCGACGGCTCTGTTTGATTGTACCAGTGCCGCGTTTGCTGTAATCATTGCCCGGCGCTTGGCTATGGCATTTTGAGTGGCAGTAGCCTCAGCATTAGTATTCTTTGCCAGCACAAGCTCTGACTGGGCAAGCTGGTAAGCCCGCTCAGCAGCAATAGCATCGGCGGCGGCCTTGCGCTGTGATTGCGTGGCCGTGCTCGCCCTAGCGGCCGCAAGCGCTATTTCATTTTTTCTCGCTTCGACCAACTGCGCCGTCTGGCTTCCAAGATCGCCAATCATGCCGCCAATAAATCTTGAACCGCCGATGGCCGCCAGCACGCCAGCAGCAGAGGCAACGGTATTGATATTGTCTGAAATAGCATTCAATGCTCCGGTAAGCGCACTTGTCGCACCCGTGGCCTCATTCGCACCGCCTACCCACGCCAGAAATGCGTTTTCAATTTTGGTCGTTGCTGATGCAACAGTTTGCGGCATCGCGCCATATTCATCCTGTAACGCTCCAAGCTGGCTTATTAAAGCCGGAACAACTTTATCAGCGGTAAGCTGCCCCTGATCGGCCATCGCCTTTAAGTCTTTCCTGGCCACACCCATTCCAGATGCCAGTGCGCGAATAACGCGATCACCGCTTTCGTTGACAGAGTTAAACTCCTCACCACGAAGAACACCCTGCGCCAGAGCCTGGCTGAACTGCGTGATTACCGAACTCGCTTCCGACGTGCTTGCGCCTGACAGCTTAAGTCCTGTCGATATAGCTTCGGTTACTTTCAGAACCTCTTCTGAACTGTAGCCATACTCACGCATGGAGGCGGCTGAACGGGCAAACAGGCTGGCGTTATCTGAAAATGCGGTTCCGGTTCGCTGGCTAATATCCATCAGTGCACGCTGTGACTCTTTGAAGTCATCGGAGGATTTTGATGCCTGCTTTAACCGGGCGTTAACTGAACTCCACTCATCAGCCAAAGAAATAAGGTGCCCGGTGGCATATGCTCCTGCAAATGCCCCAGCAAGACCAACAGCAGACGCCTTTGCAGAATTAAGCTGCCCCGTTAAATCAGCTAAAGCCCTCTGAGTTTCTCTTGACGCTGCCGCTGCCTGGCGGCCACCATTTTGCATGGTTCGGTAATAATCCTGCCCCATGCGTGAGGCGCGGGAAATTTCCGACTGGAACGATTGGGAGTTAGCAGAGATTTTGATTATCAGTTCGCGAAGAGTTGCCATGCTTTCACCAAATAAAAAAAGCTCGCACACAGCGAGCTTCGTATTGAATAAAATTGCCCTACCTGCAAAGCGTCTTATAGACCTCAAGAAATGCCTTGTCGTCCTCTTTAATCACCACTGCTGAACCATTACTTGTTAATTTCCCATCAATAATCTCGACATAGACGTAAAATTTATTACGATAACTTGTGCCATCATTATTTTTTTTGTAAGTCACATCACCACAAACGTATGCTGCATTATCACCATACTTAAAATATTCGGCGTTAAACTTAGCATCATCTGGGTTATTTAATTTCTCTCTGACGATGTTTTCGCCATTTTTAATAAAATCATTTTTCTCAGGCTTACACGCGCTGATAAAAAACAAACACATGACGGCTATAATTAACTTTTTCATTTTTGCACCTTGATTGCATTATTCATGCTAATGCTAAACCCAGGTACTAGATTTGTCACTGAGTTGCAGCTGTAAGTGCAGCCTCAAGCCCTGCAAACGGGTCATTCGGTTCTGATTGCTCCTCACCACCCCAGCGCAGGATCGCATCGTCCAGCGGTACTTTTGCCCCCTGCGAACCGTAGATGGCAGAGACGATCTGGGCGGCCTGAATGTCACCGCGAATATCGCCAACCGGACTTTGCCTGTCGTACTCAATCCACATCAGAAGCTCGCTTGCCGTCATATTCTGCCGAAGCTCTGAGAGCGTGCGCCCCATCCGGAGCGCAAGCGACATCAGAAACTTTACGCCGGGGGTTGAGACTTTTCCCGCGCTTCGTCCGCGTTGTTGATCAGGTCAAGCGCCTGTTTGAGCAGGCGTGAATGGACGGGGCCGTAGATTTCACGCACCTGCTCTTCTTCGTCTACGCTGAATACCGGCTGCTTATCGGTGTCACACAGAACGTCAATGAAGAGCACCACGTCAGCGCAAAGATTACGGTGTGCCTTTTCCGATACTGACACATTTTCATCATCAGCACCCGCTTTCACCACTTCCTGCCAGCGCAGCCAGGCTTCACCTGACGGCTCACGGAGAACCACTTTGACGCCCTCCCACTCAGGAACGGCGACCGTCTTATGACGAAAACCCGACATCTTAGCCAGGGCGAGATTTTTAATATTCTTCATGCGACCTCTCAGGAGCCAGGCTCGATGTTTTCAGGCTTACCTTTCAGGCGCAGGGGGAACGTTGCCGCCACTACGCCGTTGGTACCGGAAGACCAGGTGTGCTGGCGGATTTCAGCCAGGAACTTGAAGCCCTTGCCGGACGGGAAAATGACCTGGAAAGCGTAGGTCGTATCGTTGTCATACGCATCACGCAAGGCGTCCTGCGCCGGATTCTTGTAGAAGTTTCCGGACAGAGAGATTTCTGACGGAGAAGGCAGGCCGTTGATGTTCTCCTGCTCGGTAGAGCAAAGTGTTGTTACGTCGATATCCTGCTTCTGACCACCGGTGAACTGAATTTCTTTGATGGTGCAACTCAGATCGAGGAAGGTTGCGGAATCCATCGTTTCTTTGGTGGCTGGCAGGGAGGAAATAAGGATCTTCGTCAGCTGCGATTTTTCATAAAGTGCAGACATAGCTGTCTCCTGGAAAAAGAAAACCCGCCATCAGGCGGGTTCGTTGGGTGAATTAATTGTCAGGGGGTAACTTTAAAATCCAGGGTGGCACGGTAGAGCCGATAATCTGGCTCGTAACCGGGGATTTTTACCACCTCTGTAGGGTTTAAGGGCTTAAGCGAAGCGAGCGCCAAATCTCTCAGGGTGCGTGATTCAGTGATCGTAGTGGAATACACATCTACCTGAATGGAAACCCTGCTCTCTGCCTGGCCGCACAGCACGTCAGCGGAAACATCATCGACGATGGAAAAAATAATCCAGGGTGGCGAGACAGACGGTTTTCCGTCACTACCTAATGGCGCAACATAGGGGTATACCCGTCCTTCTGCCAGGGAAGAAAGCAAGGCGTAGATATTATCTTCATTCACTTGCTCAATACCTCATCAATAGCCTGATTCATCCTGGCAATGGCGACGCTGGCGGCCTCTTCCTCGCGAGTATCGTAAGCGGGTCGCACAAACGGATGTGCAGGCATGTTCGCGGTGCCCAGCTCAACGAATCGCCAGTAAAAGGCGTTTCTCGGGTTATTCGCCTTCATCGTGTTATCGCTGTTTCCGGTGCGCGGGTTAACGCCACGAATATGGACGCCGGAAGAAATCTCCCCGCGGCGGCGGCTTTTTTGGGTCACCACCACCACGTTTTTTTTCAGTTTTCCGGTGCGTACCGGTGCACGTGCGATCACTTCTTCCTTAAGCACTTCCGCGCCGGCGCGCGTGGCATCACGAAGAACTTTGTTGTTTTCGGCACGGCTCAGTAATTCCAGATCGCGGGATATCTCTTCAAGGCCAGAAAAATCCAGAGTGATATCAATCATTTTTCCGCTCCATTTTTACAGAGTATTTCCAGCCTGGTGGCTTTGCTGTCGGGTATGGGGGGACTGATGATATTCAGTACCGCGCCTTTAAATGGTCCTGTGAGCACCTTTAATCTTGACGCAGCAGTCACATCACGCCGGAAACGGACCCACACCCGGATCGTTGCCTGCGCCGTTTCCGCACCCGATTGCAACTGCTCCCTGCCGCTGATACCCAACACTTCCGCCCATATGGTCTTTCCCTCCCGCCACTCTTCAACCGGCTGGCCTGTCGTATCACGAAAAGAAGTAAAGTTCAGGATAGTAACGCGATGGCGTAATCGACCTGCCTGCATACTCCCTCCTACGTTCCCGGTCTTTTGCGGTGCTGTTTGAGAATCGCCTCAACACCGAATGGAATAGTATTGACGCTGTCGTGACTTACTGGCTCTCTGTTCTCATACCAGTGCGATACCAGCAACATCAGGGCCAGCTTGACATCGTCATCAATTACCAGTCCATCCGGGTCATCTTCCGGAACAGCGTCATCATAAAGATGGCGATTAACAATTTTTTCGGCATGTTTCAGAGAGGCATTAAGGTACAGTTCCAGCATTACATCTTCGGCATCGTCATCACTGTCGATGCGGCATTGGTAGCGAAGCTCTTGTATGGATGGCTTCATTTGGTTTTCCCGCGTTTTGTTACCGCTGGCTCTGGCTCTGGCTCTGGCTCTGGCTCTGGCTCTGGCTCTGCAGGGACATGAACACCGCCACCACCAAATTTGATAATGCCTAGTTCGGCAGCAATTTCCTCAGCGCGGACAGGTAGCTCACCGTCCGGATACACCCCTGCGGGAATGGATTCGACAATACAACCATCTGGGGACCACTTAAGTTCACGCAATAATTCAGGCATAAATCACCTCGAAAAATCGGGGCCGAAGCCCCAGAGAATTAAGCGCCAGTGCCGATCTGCAGCAGTTTAATGGCCTGAGAATCCACCAGCATCCCCCCGGTTCGTTTGGTGGTGTAGAAACCAACAAATGGTTTTTTGGTGTAGGGGTCACGAAGAATACGGGTCCCGATGCGGTCAACAATGGTGTAACCACGCTTGAAATTGCCAAATGCTATTGCTTTAGCATCAGCAGCGATATCCGGCATCTGTTCGTTCTCTGCCACACCGTACCCGGCCAGAGAGGAAGGCTGACCCAGTTCCAGACCAGGACGCCACAGGTAGTTGCCTTCTGAATCTTTCAGGATTCGGATAGCAAACAGACTGTTGTTGTTCATCATGAACTTAGCGCCATTACGATGCACTTTACGCAGCGTGTAGACCAGTTTGATGATCGCATCAGCCGTTACGCCTGCCGCAGCGCCAGAGAGAATGTGCTGGAGAGTACCAAATGCACGAGTCTTGTCCGGATCAAGCGTGGAAGCGTATGCCAGAAAACCTTTCGGCTTCTTCGTCCCGTTACCGCTGGTAAAGGCGATTTCTTCCTGCTCTGCAAACTCAATTGCCAGTTCGCTGTTGATCCAGTCTTCGACGTTGAAAAAGGCATCATCCAGCATGGTTTGAGTCGCCTGCGGGTTACCGTAAATTTCCCCCATGAACGGCTCAATCTGACCGAGTTTAGACGCATCGGTTTCCGGGCGGGCATCCGTTTCACCAACCCAGCCGGAAGCCGTACCGCCGAGATTAACCAGTTTTTTATAGTTAGCGCCGCCGACTGTGATGGTTGTCGCCTCCTGGCGCATCACCACTTCATCTTTCAGAAGATTAAGGATCGTGCGATCCAGCTCTTCCGGCACGGCGTAGCCACCATCTTCATCCACACCGACCTGCAGAGCTTTGCGTTCAAGTTCGCGCAGCCCGTCATCTTTACCCTTACGCATAAAGCCAATGAAAGCGGTTTTATGTTCGCTTGCGGCTTTGCTCTGAGGACCACCGGCTGGACGTTTAACCTGCTTCAGTTCCTCTTCCAGCGCAGATTTAAGCTCATCCAGTTCAGACAACTTGCCGTTTAAGTTTTCAACCTCCCCCGCCAGCTTGCCCTTTTCCTGTTCAACTGCTTCCAGGCGCTTATCGTTCTTTTCTTTGAACGCATCAAACTTCGCCTGCAGTTCCTGCGCGACCTGCTCTACGTCTTTAACGTCAACTGACATAATTAACTCCTGATTAAAATTTGATGTTTTTCAGTGCATCCAGTGCGGTATTCACTTCATCAACATCACGCTGTGAAAGTGAGCTATAACCCCCGGCCATGAATGCTTTAGCCTGGGTGCGTGAGAGCCCAACATCGCGCAGGACTCGTTCAATACTTTTTTGAGAAGGGATTTCTCCGCGGGAAAATGCGCTTTTGACATCACTTACACGCGCTTCATCGTTCGACGGAAACGTGACGAGACTGACTTCCCACAGGTCGATCTCTTTGAGAAGGAACACGCCCTTAACACGGTCGTACTCCCAGTCTTTCAGCATGTAACCAATAGAAAGGCCGGTTAAAGAACCGGCCTTCATGTGGGCGTGTGCGCGTTTCGAAAGGGGGTCGTCATCAATGAGTAACCGACCTTTAACATAAAGGCCAACCTCATCCTCTTTCATCTCAGTGTAAATACCGATGGGTTCATCCATACGGTGCTGCCAGAGTAATGCAGGGAGAGCATTCTTTTCTTTCCATGCCTGAAGGGAGGCCGAAAAAGCGCCTGGCACAACAACATCATCGTAGCTGTCCTTTACGCCAAAAACAGAGCCATAGCCTTCAAACTCCCCGCTGTCGCTGACAGACTTTAGCTGTAGCGGAATATCCAGCCGCTGTTTAGTCATCGGCATTATGTTGTTCCTCGGTTGTTTTGTTCTTGCTGCTGTCTGACGGCTTCGTCGTCATGTTCATTGGCGTAAGGTAAATATCTCCTCCTGCGCGTGGGTTAAGTTCTTCAAGCTCCCGGCAGTCATTTGGTGAGTAAATCCCCCAGTTAATGCCTGTTGAATACGCCTCAAATCGCGACTTCATATCCCCGCGCAGCAATGCGCCGGCATTGAATTTTGCGTAGTACACACCCTGCTTTGATTCCTTCACCAGCCCGATGTTGATTCGCTGCTCAATGCGGGTCATGTACGGAACGAGTGAATAATTGATAAACCCCATGCCGAGGTTTTCAATATTGTTAAACGTCGAGCGGTCAGTGTTCTGCACCATATGCATCGGCACCCGGAACAGGCGGCATATTTCCTCCAGCTGGAATTTCCTGGTCTCAAGGAACTGACTGTCTTCCGCATTGAGCGCCATCGACTTCCAGTCCAGTCCCATTTCTAGAATCATTGGTCGGTGCGCGTTGCTCAGCCCGAGGTGACGGTCCTCAAAATCCTTTTTCAGCCTTGCGTAAGCAGCATCAGTGAGCGTTTGCTCAGTGCGGAGTACGCCGGAGGTAACCGCGCCATTTGAGAACAACCGCGCCCCATGTTCCTCTGTTGCCATTCCCAGAGATATTGCTTCTCTTGCATAGGCTATAGGGTTCAGTCCCACCAGCCCGTCAAAGGTAAGCGTCCTGACATGCCAGATATCATCCTGCCCAAGCACGTCTGTTGAGCCATCGGGAAATGTTACCTGGTAAACCGGCTGCCACTGGCTGTTAAGCTTTGGTTCAACACACCCTGGGTCAATGGGAAGAAGCTCCACCACCTCGCCAAGCGCTTTAACTTTGTAGGCGTAAAAATTACCGCGAAGACAAAGACACACAATGACCAGTTCCCAGAACTCCTGGGGGGTCATGTAATCATTTGGCTTCATCGTCAGTAATTTATGCAGCCTTTCGGAAGTCGCTTTTTGTTTACTGTTTCCGGTTATCTTGTACAGGTTACAGGGCAGCATGCCCATCGACTCAGCAAGAACCCTGATACAACCGAAAACCGCTGTAAGCCGCATGGCTTTCTGGCTACTTACCCTTTTCCCTGTATAGGTGTCGTAAGTCATTCCCACTGCTTCAGCGAGTTCTGCCGGAGTAGTGACAGGGGCGTCACTTTTTTTGAACATTCCGGGGAAAAACATCAGTCAGTCCCCCCTCGCAATGTTTTCCCGGCCAGCGAAAGCGTGCGGGAAACCAGCCATGACCAGATAAGGCAAAGCATACCGGCACTGATTAAGCCTCCTGGCGGATAAATCATCCATACACCAAACGAAAGCAAAATAGCGCCCATCACCCCGATCAGTGGGGCGAGAATCATCAGGATCATAACTGCCTCTTTATAATGAACGGACGCCGTAACTTTCCAGATGGTCAGAGAGGCTGTCCTGTTGTTCGCCGCCGTTTACAAGCATGCGGCTCATTGCGGTAAACAAGGCGGCAGGCCCGTCTATTTTCGCTTCTGGCGTGGATTTGTTCGGAAAGATATTGTCGTTTTTGTCAGGCCTGACGGTGACGTTAGACATCATCCAGTTCATAACCGGATGATTGCTGTGATGAAAACGCCCGCCGTAGACCAGAGACTCCACCTCTTTCATTGACTCAGAAAAGTTTCTGACCGTCTGCGGAACCTCCACCAGTGGCACACCTTCTTCTGCCAGTGCCAGGCTAAACTGCGTTGCACTCCACGGGTCGAACCCGGTTTCCTTCAGGTTTTCGCCGCTAATCCATTCCAGAAAATCAGCTTTAATCTGCGCATGATCGATAACATCACCGTCGGTCAGTTCCAGCTTCCCAAGCTCAGCCCATTTGCGATACATCTGCGCCATTTGAGCGGAACATTTTTCCAGCCGCCCTTCGGGTAACCAGAATTTAAAGTCGGCATGCGCGTGACCGTTGTCTGCCCGCCAGAGTTTTACTGCTGCGCAAATATCAATCTTGTGGGCCAGATCCACGCCAGCCCACATCGGGTAGGTTTTCAGCTCATGACGGGGGGCTATAAACTCACATTTTTCCCACTTAATCATGTCCATCCAGGCTGACTCAGCGGTCACCCAGATATTCATGTGTTTGGTGAAAAAGTTAACCCTGGCGGAAACCTGTTCTTTTGCCTTCTTAGCCAGACGGCGAAGGTCATCCCAGCGCTTACAGATTCCGAGTCCGGGGTTAGCCTTTTGCCAGACCGTTTCATCAAACGGATCATCATCTTTATCCAGGGTGAAGATGATGGCGAAAAAGGTGTCATCCTTCACCGCGCCTTCCACTTCGCTGTTATAGCCACGCAGCACCTTAATGGCATAATCGCGCAGCTCGTAACAAATCCCTTCTTTGTTAAACCCGGCTGTCGTTATGCCAAACAGAAGAGACTGCAATCGTGCGCCGGTTGCAGTCTCCAGAACGTCCCAGACATCACGGGTTTTATGCGCATGAAGTTCGTCGACGATGCCACAATGGATATTGAGACCATCAAGATTGTTGGCATCAGAAGAAAGCGGTTCAAACTTGGATGCTGTCTGCTCCTGGTAGATCGCCAGTTTATTGAATTCAAACAGTCGCCCCAGTGTGGGTTTCGCTTTTTTAACCATGTTTTTCGCATCTTCAAAAACGATGCGAGCCTGATCCCGCGTTGTCGCTGCGGAATAAACCTCTGCCCCACCCTCACCATCGGCGCCAGCCATATAAAGACCAACGCCAGAGGATAATGTCGATTTAGCATTTTTACGGGCAACTTCGTTATATGCCGTGCGAAACCTGCGGACCATCACCGGACGACCGCTGCCATCATTACGCAGCACAACTTCGCCTGTTTCTTCATTTACCAGAGGTATAACAAAACCGAATATGTTGATCAGAATGAAAACATGCCAGTCCATCAACTCAATCGGCTGGCCTGCCAGTGCTCCTTTAACATGAGGCACGAATTTATAGAAATTGAGGATGTGCTGTGCGCGGGGCTCGCTGAAATAGATGCCACGTTCTTCACCGTGCTTCAGATCATCAAGAAATCGCTGACAGGAAAGACGGACAAATTCACAGGCAATAACCTCCCCGGCAACGACGCGTTCGGCGTAACGTATGCCATCAGTAACTTTTGCCATCAGTCCCTCGAATTTAGAAATTGACTTAACAGATCATCATCGTCTGGTTTGTCTTTACTGACCTTAGACCTGCTGGAAGGAGTCATACCAAACTCCGCTAACATCGCGCGAAGTCGCTTCCAAGCATCAGCTTTCATCATGGCTGCCGGATGCGGCTTGATCATGCGTATTTCACGTTCTTTCCCTTCATCAGCATCATCGTCGCTGTATACCGCATAGGTATAACCTTCCCGATCCAGCGTTTCACAATGATGGCGGTATTCCGTATATGCCTCTACCAGCAACTCCAGAGCCCTGGCATCCAGCTGAGATATGACGCCAATGGCATCAAGTTCTTCGGCCATCCGCTTAAACCAGTACTTCCCCTGCTTGTCGAAATGCTTGGGAACTGGGGGGACCCCTTTAGGTGGCTGCGGCTCGTTTTTGTTGATTGGTCGTTTGGAAGGGTTACCCCTCACCAAACGCAGATGGGTAGGGGTTTTCGGCGGTCCTGACATAATCGAAAACTCCTATTAATCATCAGCAGGGGGACCCCAAAAAAAGTTTTCTAACCTGCGGCGATGTGAAGAAAGGCTAGGCGGCGGTCCTTTGGGCGCCCGGTTACAGGGATTTGACCTCCCCCTCCCCTCCACATCCGTTGATGGTAATCATTATCATTTGAAGCGTTCACGCCCTGTTTTCGAGCGGTGGCAAGGCCAGCACAGGCTTTCAAGGTTCGAATCATCATCGGTACCCCCATGAGCCTTAGCCTTGATATGGTCAACGGTTGTGGCCGCGACAGCGCGTCCAGTACGCAGGCAGTTCTGACACAGATGGTTGTCACGCTTCAGGATACGGGCTCGTTTGATATCCCACTTACTACCGTAGCCACGCTCATGGCGACTCTTACCCTGCTGGTGCTGTTGCCAGCCCTCATTGCGATGCTGCTCACAGTATCCTGAACGGTCAGTAGTCGCTCCTGGACAACCGCGCTTGCGGCAGGCTCGGGGGATTAGTGCTGGCATGTTTTATAACCTATTGCGTCTAATCCTGCTGAAGCTGCATATTTATTATGCTCAGCCACCAGACGCTTTGTTTCGTCCAGTAAATCGCGGTATTCCCTGGCTACTGACTCGATAATCTCGACTGTTTTTGTCTCAAATGTTAATTCATTGCCATGCAGAATCGGTGATGGTGCTACTGCTATGTCGTACTTCATTTGCTGAAGCTTGTGAGTATTTTTTTCAATTTGCTGGCTCAGCACCACACAGCGACCAATATGCTCATAGTTTGGCTTATGCATTATTCATTTCCTTTTAGACGTGAGCCTGTCGCACGGTAAAACCGCCGAAAGTTAACGGATTACCCAGGCTCACAACTGAAAGACTTTCTTAGATGTGCGCGTGCGATGCGCATAAAAAAGCCCCGCTATTGCGAGGCTGGGATGATTTTATTTGGGCAGTTATGCAGAACAGACCTGTTATGCACCAATATATCCCGCTTCGTCTGTTTATCCAGCACGGCAATATCGTGCTCAGTGAGGTAGATGATGCTTACCCAGTCACAGGCCGTGTCCGTTACTTCAGGTTTTGCGGGTAAATTTTTCGCGCAACTCACGGTCAACATCGTCATCAGGAAGATGATTAACAGTCTGCTGTACATCCCTGGCTCCTTTTGTTGTCTCTACCCGGCGTTCTGCAACGGCCTCAGTAGCTGCTGCGTGTTCTTCAGTGCGCTGCTGTTCTGCTTTTGCTTCCGCTTTATTGGTGCCTCGCAAATGGCCAACACCAAAACCACCAGCAGCTGCAACCATAATTGCGCCAATAACGCCGATAATGATTTCTACAATGCTCATGCGATTACCTTTGGTTCAAATGAGCGGACGTTGATAGGCTGACCGTATGGGAAAGACCAGTTAAGCCATGTGAAGGTTTTAAGTTCACACATCCCGTCGAACACCTCGCCAGGTTTAATATCGCTATAACTGCAAACGATATGTAATTCGTCACCCTTCTCCTGCAAAACAACCGTGTCCGTTTCCCAATGTGGAATGAGAAGAACCAGCCACTTAATCATGAGAGCACCGATTTTGCTTTGGCGTAGCGTGCACGGCGGTCGTTAATGCCGTTCTGTCCACCATTGATGATCTGAGTGATGCGAACCAGATCGCCGGAGTAGCTCAGGCATCCGCTGGTGGCGTAGAACCATGCAGCTGACCGTGCAGCGTTCATATCCTTTTCCAGCAACTCAGGATTACTGACTAAATCCAGTTTTAATCCCGTTCCGCAGCGGCGGTAATTATCAAGACCGGTAATCTGAATCAGCCCACGGCCACGATATTTCCACCCATCGCCTGATGCTTTGTTACCGAGGCGATTGCTGTACACAAGATTTGCAATGGCTGGCTGATTGGCTACCTGCCCTTTTTCTTTGTCACGCCCAAGCATATATGCCTGATAGTTCGTAATGCGGCGTCCAAAGGTGGTCAGCAGAGCGGCTGGGGTGTAGTTGAAGCTCTCCACCAGCGCAGAGAATCCCGCTGACTCATGTCCTGACTGAGCAATAAACATTGCCTGGTCTTCAGGCTTAACAATGCCGAACTCTTTCATTGCCGCATCAATGTGCGGAAACCAGCGTGCAGAAAGCCCGGCGCTGATACCCGCCGCCTGCTGAAATTGTGATTGGTTCATTAATGCCTCAGCGTATCAACAAGACGCGCCACGTTCCCACGAGCCCATAAGACGGCAGCGCAAATAAGAAGGTTTACGATGACCACCATCCAGTGTGACTCCTGGTAGAGGCCAAACAGATATCGGAATGGAACGCTGGCATAAACCAGCACAACGAAGTAAGCCAGCAATGATATAGCGGGGCGATGTCTTTCCCCTTCACGCTGGTAGAACATCAGGACGAGGACGATGACTGCACAAATACCTGCATTCGCCATCGCTGACGGATCACTTGTTACCATTGCTGGCCCCTCCTCCACGGAATCGCGAAAGAATACTGAACAGGCTTCCCAAATCCTGACTGTTGAAAAATGTGAGCACTTTGATTGTCATCGCAGCCACTACAACAGCACCAAGTGCGTCTAATGGCCTGTCACTGTACCCGGTAGCCTGTGACAACTTTGAACCGACCAGGCCAGCAGCAAGAACGCCAACAATGAACGACGTCATGAAGTAAGCAATCAATCGTACTCGTGTGATATTTGCCGCTGTCGCTACATAAAATACTGCACCAGCGAATGCGCCAAATACCACGCCATAATCAATACCGGTTGCAAGACCAAATGCGCTGGCTCCCATCAGGCCACCAGCAGCGACCGTAGTGCCAGAAACAGGATCGGACATTTAGCCCCCTCTTATTGCTGTGAGTCCTCTCAGAACGAGGGGAAATAAAAAGGGCCAGCAATTGGCAGCCCTGAATACGACAAAACCCCGCTGTAGCGAGGTTTTTTAATGATGTTAAGTATGTGTCTAAGTGACCACTCTTAACATAGTACGATAGCTTTTGCGTACGCGTTAGCCTTTGTTTAGAATGGCTAAAAAAACTTAGGTGACGTTATGAATTTTTCCAATACGAAGAAAGATGGCCATACTAAAAAATGTCAAGTAAGAGCTTTCAAGGTCAATACTGCTTCCCCTGATATCCTTTACAATCAGATTGCTCAAAGTAAACAATTCGTAGTAAACACAATTGTAAAGGTAAACAATGAGAAGCACATTAAGCTGAAGGATTTCAGCACGGCTAATGGCTGTCATTATCTACATTTTTCGATTTTCAATCCCAAAGAACAAGTTTCGATCACGCCCAAACTCTTGGCAGCAAAAGATTTAGTGGAAATCGAAAACATGGATAATTTACATGCTTTCTTAATTGTCAAAGGCAACAACATTGCTTCTTTAATGCAAATATCGACTAATTGGTGTGAAGTCAAAATCGCCAAGCTTCTAGAATCATTTGGAATTAAAGTTACCCCGTCGGCTATTCTGAAGAAAAATGTTATTGCCAGAATTAAAAGTGATGGTTTTAAAGCACTTCATGTCAATATCGATGTAGATGAATCAGACTTCGTTAAAACACCAGGTTTTTTCAGCTCCATTATTCAAAACGAACCTGCGATTAAAGCAAAAGGAATAACTGGACATCTAACAATTGATGCAAAAGGCAACTCTGAATTAGCAAAATCAATTGAAGGAAATACAGTAAACTGGATAAACGATCTTGATAGTGACTTTTATCTGGAAACCAAGAAGGGAGAGAAAATAATGGGGGACGACCTTAAGTTAGTTAAGACGTACTATACTGTCCCATATGGTTCCAAATCAATTAATGCAAAATATGCAAAAGAAATCCTAGAGGATTTTGTAGCAACTGAGCTATAATACGATTTTAAGGAGGTTAAAATGAGTGCAAACATCAACTATACAGGTGTTGTTGTAACATCGCTAAATATTTTAGCCTCTGCTATTTTTTCATTTTTCCTAACTCATAGCTTAACAAATAATTCTGACGCTCTTAATTTAGTAGCCAATGTTTTCTCCATCCTTTCTGGCTTTTTATTATTAGTCATAACTATGTCTGGGGAAAACTCATCTATCTTATCCAACCTAAGCGCATTGGATATTGCCAATCAAGAAAAACGATTCGCTATGCGTTTTAATAAGTACTACGCTTTATTTTTACTCTACATATTAACTTTAGCTTTAATTTTTATATATTACCTACTTTCTAAAGAAAAAACTCCCGTAGGTGATGTCAAATCCATTTTTATTAAAGGAATTGGCTATTGCATATCTTTTTTAACTTGCTTTTCATTTATACAATCAACATTTATACCACTTAAAATAAAAGAACTATTCAAAGAAAAAAGAGAGTTAAATAAATAAAGCCGCATAAGCGGCTTTACTTTACATGATCATATGACGACACCCATCGATAAATCCTAGAGCTGCCTGTAACTCTTTCCTGATAGTCCCATCAGAACACTTCCTCTTCTTTGCAATAGTACGTAGTGAAATACCAATCACAAAGTGAGCAACAATCAATTCATATTCATCAGGCTTATATTTACGTAAGCGAGCCACACATCCATCAATCATTATCCCTTCGTCATCACTACATTGAAGGCGTGATTTCTTACCATGAGGCAATAGACCTTTAAACCCTGCTGCAATAGGCTGCCAGTCAACACCGCTGCTATCAGCAGCTGCCCAAGCTCCCCATAAATCCATCATATCGTACGTATCACACATTAATTTTCTCCACTTACGCCAGTACGCCGATTGCCAGCGCACGATCTATAACCCGAAACACCAGGACCAGTTGGTCACCGTATTTCGCTTCAAATGCCACAGGATCAGCATGCAACTCGTCGTGATGCTCTCTGCACAGAGGAATCACAAACAGGTCGTGTGCTTTTGTACCCATTCCACCCTGCCCGTGGCCAATCAGGTGGTGGGGGTCGTCAGCTTGCTTGTTACAGCAGACGCACGGCTGGGCCTTAACCCATCTCGTGTATTTCTCATTCACCCAGCG